CTACAATATATTTCTTTTGATAACACCTGTTACGCGACTAAGCCGGATCACTTCGTTAAAAGGAATTTCAAAATCCGGGTAATATAGCTCCCCTTTCATCGGGCCGCTGTCGTGCAGCATGTGATTATCGCTTACGCATCTAAAAGCTGTTTTGTCCTTGTTGTAATACAGCCGTTTTAAATAACGGTTTTCGGCTGTCTCAATAACATACACGCTCCCTGGCTCAATAAAACTGTCGGAATGTGTTTTTAGGCCGACCACACAACCGGCCGGATAATTCGGCACCATGCTATTTCCGTATACTCGCAAGGCGGATTCGCTGTCATTTAGCAAGCCGCCTATTTCAATCATGCCAACCGGATGGGTTACAGCTTCCATGTTCATCCCATATCCGGTTCCGGCGGCAACCTCTGCGTCATAAAACGGAATCAGTTTTCCGGAAAATACGGATTCTTCAGTAGCTGATTTTTGCGGTAAGGATGGTTTCAGCATTTCGCCCTCTCCGGTGAGAAGCCAAACACGGTTAATGTCTTGATATTTATCAAGTATTTTATCAATAGTCTTATATCCCAAGTCCGACTTTCCGGACTTTGCTTGATGCAATAGACCCTGTGATAGCTTACATTCTATCGTTGCTCTGTTCTCCGTAATACCATTATAGTCAAGATATTGCAAAAATCTGTCAATTTTTCTCATATTTTTCCTTGATTTTATTTTGATAATATCAAGTGTTTATCTATATTTGCAATACGAAATCAATGCAAATAATCAAAAGTAATAAAAAGCCATGAAAACGCAAGTCAATAAAAGCAGGTTAATGAAAAGGGCATGGGCTATATACAAAGGTGTCAACCCGTATTCTTACAGCTTTTCAGCCGCTTTGCGCCGGGCTTGGGAGGTTGAGAAAGCCACATTGGAATATGAAGCCAGGGAGGCACGCAAAGCCGCTATCGAAGCAGAGAACTCGGCAGCAAGGGCTAAACGAACCGGTAACGTAAATGCTTCATGGATGGCTGGAGCGGCAGCCTATTACAGCAATGCCCGTCCCGGTCAGTATTTCGGAGATTAAATAACAGTAACAATGAGGACAAATAAAGTTGCAGTAAGCGAGACAAAAAAACGGGTTGATTATCCGGGAACTTTACGTAGTCTAACTATAGGGGAATCACGCGCATTTAAAATGACCGGCAGGCTGTATCAGGGAATGTATAGTGCCCGGTGTCAGCTGAGAAAAAAAGGATTTGACTTTCTGTTTGAAACAGATGCGGAAAAGAACCTGATGTACATTACCCGAATTTCATAAAAAAGGAGATACCCATGACCGCAATAGAACCACAAGTATCAGACACCGGACGGTATTCTATAAAAGAGACTTGCGAGCATCTCAAAATTAACCGGGGGACGCTGAGTGCGCATACAAAAGCCGGTTACATCCGTTGCGGTTTCCGTCGTCAGAACAAAAGGAAATTCTACACCGGAATTGAGATTAAAAGATACTGGAAAGCAACCATGTAAAATTGACAACTATGATCGCAGTCATCCCTCCCCTTTTGATTTGCGGCATAGTAGCCATACTTGAAATTAAAATCTACACAACCATGAAAGACTACCTCAAAGCCATTCCCGGTGCATTAGGGATGATCGCTTTCTTCTTCGCCCTTGTATGGGGGTTTTGGTTGCTGAACGAAATGATGCATTAGAATCCCGGTGTTCATTTACTCAAGTTGATGATAGCAGAACAGGTACAGTAAAAACAAAAGAAATGGAACAAAAAAGGGTTAAAAGAGAGTTGCGGGTAAACGAACAATTCTACCTTTCCAATGGACGTCAGCGGGTAACCCGTTCTCTGATAATAGATGACAATATTGTGAGCCGTGAAGACACCCTTCCACAGCACGGTGAAATAGGTAAAATAGTCGCAATGGCGGACGCACTCTCAGACCTTACCTCCGACAAGTGCACCAACTGCCGATATAAGGTTGGAGATTATACCGGAGACCCCGGATATTTGCTCTACATAATCTTTAAGGCCCGGCTTCGCCTTCAATTTATCAAGTTCAAGATTCGCCTTTTCAAGTTCTTTGGTAAATCGGTTCGCAAGAAAAGTAAACCCACCCATGTTTAAAAAATCCAATGCTTTTGCAGTGACAGTCAAATGTGATGTTGGATGCAGTCCACCTCCATAATTGATAATAAGACCCATTTCTTCAAATTGTCTGAAACACGTATACAAGAGCTCATTATCATCAGAGAACATTTTATTTTCAAAAGTATACATGGAATACGGATCGAATTCTTCACAGATTTTCCGAAGGACTGAATCTTTAAACTCAGGCGTAAAATCCCGATAGTCCATAGCAATGCATATTAAGGTTTGACACTTACAAAGATAACAAAACTCGGCACTCCCGCAACTCTCATAGCAGAGAGTAAAAAGGTTTGACAACTCGGCGGGAGTGCTGATTTACCCCTTTAGTCTAACGGGAGAGAGACGGCGAACACGCATAACTGGTTATTGCTTGACTGAAGATGTTTTTGTGCGCGTGTGAGCAGGTAGCGGTTCGAGCCCGCTAAGGGGTGCAAAATTGAGAAGTTATGAAAAAGTATATCACACCTGAAATATATGCAGAGGTCTATGGAAGGTTGCTGAAGGCTATCGATTACCGAACCTTCTATCATGGAAAAGTCGAATATGACACCGATGACTTCTATTCCACTCTTGATGTTACCGTGATTATTGACCGTGACCCGTATACGAATCAGATTATTGACATAACACCGGTATGGTGGGAATACCACTTAAGCATGAGAGACGAAGAGGTTTTAACGGACTTCCATTGGGGTGAAATGATAACATACGGTTCCTGCTACCGTAAAGCAGGTTAGGTTAGTAATGTTGGTTTAGGTTAGCAGCCATTTTTTTTACGATCCGGACGGCAATCCGGGTCACCCCTCCGCCATCCGTGAGGCCCGCGGAGTTTTTAAAGGACGAATCAAAACACTCAATATTATGGACAAGCATTTCGAGTTAACGGACAAATTTATAATCAATGCATTCGGCGTTAAGTTATTCCAAATCAAATGCACGCGTAAAATCAAGTATGCTGACATCGGTGATCTTGGAGGGTATATTGAAAAAGAAGATAACCTGTCCGGCAATGCTTGGGTGTCCGGCAATGCTTGGGTGTCCGGCAATGCTAAGGTGTCCGACAATGCTCAGGTGTTCGACAATGCTCAGGTGTCCGACAATGCTTGGGTGTCCGGCAATGCTTGGGTGTCCGGCAATGCTTGGGTGTCCGGCAATGCTAAGGTGTCCGGCAATGCTCAGGTGTTCGGCAAGGCTCGGGTGTCCGGCAATGCTCAGGTGTTCGGCAAGGCTCGGGTGTCAAACGATAATGAACATTGTGGATTTGATTGTTTCGGGTCTGCTAATCGTCACACCCATTCCTACAAAACCAAATCAGGGAAAATTGAAATCACCTGCGGATGCTTCCTGGGGTCTATTGAAGAGTTTGAGAAACAAATCAAAGAGACACATCAAGGGAATGAATTCGAAAGGCAATACATAGCTATTGTCGAAGTGATCAAAATCAAGTTCGGGTTAAAATGACAGTATTATGGACTATTTAGCGGAGCCCCAAAAGAAGATCAAAGCGGCTTTACTGCAAGGCAGGATTATGACAACCGCCGAGATGAACAAGGTAGGCGGTACTGTAGATGCACGGAAGATTATCTCAAGGCTCCGTCATGACGGGCTCCCGATAGGCGATGAATGGGTTATTCTGTTTGATGAGAACGGCAAAATTATCGGTCGCTACAAGAGGTATTTCTACACTAAAGATGGTCAGAAGCCAGGTTTTCGGGAAATATTTTGGAATCAACAAACATATTGACAGCCCGGAAAGATGGGCAACTGGACAGGCAGCCACCGGGGACGCCCGGATAAGTGGCAGGCAATGATGCGGGGAGTGCGCCCTTGAGATGTACAGCAAGAGAGGGCCAACACAAACGAAGCCGACAGATACCCTTTCTCGCGGGTAAGATTCAAAGCTGTCGCCGGGGCAGAACCGGCCCTGTCCGCCAGCGCAATGGCATAAGCGAGTAAGATGCCGATAAAAATGATTAAAGATTATGGGACTTAACGAAGGAACAAACGCGACGTACATTGGAATCAGCGACGGGAAAATTTCGCTGCGGGTAAAAGAGAGCACGCCGGGAGCTATTCAAATCGTCAACAAGGAGAGCGGGAAAGTCAGTTGGATGAAGTATTACCGCTCCATTACCGGCTACCTGACGGGAATCGTCAATAAGCCGGACAAGTTCAACGACAAGGCGTACAATTGGCACCTGACGATCGTGGACGGCGACGATACCTACATCATGCAGGTCAGGGAGCGGAGCGGTTACGGTCGTTCACTGATGAAGTCGTTACCCAATGTGGACTTCAACGAAAAGATCACCTTTTCGCCTTATGTGAAGGTTGTAGACGACAAGAAACGCGGAACGCTTTACCTGCAACAGCGCGGGGAGAATGTCGATTGGTATTTCACACAGGAACATCCGAACGGACTTCCCGAACTGGAAAAACGGATCGACGCCCGGGGGAACGTCACCTACGACGATTCGGCGGTGCTCGATTTCTTCCTCAAATATGTGGAGAACATGATCCAGCCCCGGATCGAAGCGGCGAACCGTAGGCGGCTCGGCGAGCTTCCGAAAGAAGAGCCGGTAACGGACGGGGACGATTCCACGGCATGGATGGAGCGTGAGCATGAGCGGCAGGTTGCCGCTATCCGCACCGAACAAGCGGCGTCGGGCAGTCAAACTTCCCCCGTGCGCCCCTTTATGCGCAACCAATCATCCCCCCGGACCTTCTCGGACGGGATGCCTATTCCGGACGATATGCCTGCCGACCTTCCATTCTAAAAATGCACGATCATGGGACGCTTATTTCACAATCCGTCGGCCAAGCAAATTACCTTTTGCGACGAACGGTTTTACGAAACTTCGGAAGGCAATTTTTACCCTTCCGTGACTACGGTACTCGACCTATACCCGAAAGGCAAGGAGTTTAACGAATGGCTGAAACGCAACGGAACGGATGCGGATGCAATCGTGACGATGGCCGCCGACAGCGGATCGAAGGTGCACGAGGCTATCGACAAGCTGCAACAGGGTGCCGAGGTTTTTTGGGACGACAGCATCTACACGCTTCGGGAATGGCAGATGATAAACAGGTTCATCGACTTTTACACGCGGTTTCAGCCGGAGATTATCAGTTCGGAATTTACCCTCGTATGCGACAAACACGGGATTGCCGGTACTGTCGATATGCTCTGCAAGTTGCAGGGTAAACTATGGCTGATCGATTTTAAGACCTCGAATTATGTGCACGTCACACACCACATCCAAGCGGCCACTTATACCACCATGTTTAATGAGATCAACAAGGGTAAATACCCGGCCATACAAAAGACGGGTATCCTTCACCTGAATGCCAAAACGCGCACCGCTGGGGCCAAAGGCAAAATACAGGGTGCCGGGTGGCAACTGATCCCTGTTGTGAATTGCCCGAAACACTTTGCCTCGTTCCGGCACGTTCGGGCCATCTGGGATTTGGAGAACCCGAATCCCCGGCCTAAGAACCTCGTTTATCCCGATCGCTTAAAACTTTCCGACTATGGACACCTTGCAACGTCTGCTATCTGAGGCGGAAGAGTATCAGCGTTATGCGGAACAAAAATGCGGTTCCGATCCGGCCCAAATTGCCGAACGGATCAGAACCTTGCAGGTCTATGTTGCCCGGACGGGTCAAATGCTGGCCGAAGGCAAACTGCTTTTGAACCGCAAAAAAAGTTCACAGATCGCAGAAGTGGTGACGAAGATAGCCAAAGAAGGGCATTTGTCGGCTAAGGCTCAAAACGTCCTTGTGGACAGCATAGCGGAAGAGGAAAAGTATTTGGTAGACTGGCTTGACCGATTGAATGCGGCATGCACACATCAGGCAGACCACATCCGCTCGCTTCTCTCCTATGAACGCGAACATTTACGGTTGACTAAAACAGGGTATTAAACAGATGAGATCATGGAAAAGAACAAAGACGATCCGCGCCGGGAATTTTACCGGCTGCTTGACAAAGAAAAGAAGCTGATCGGTCAGCTTGGCAGTACCGGCAGGCATTGTACCTCAAAACTAAAAGAACTTAGCCGTATTCAGGCCCGCAGGGCGGAAATAGGCAGGGCATTAAACATCGGAAGACTCAGTAATGGATAATGGATTCATCCCACTTTACCGGCGGATATTTGAGCACCCTTTATGGTGCGAAGATCGGCCTTATTCGAGGTTCGAAGCTTGGATTGACTTGTTGCAGTCGGCAAGATTTGAGGACACGACAACCAAAAAGATCATTAATGGTAAGGTGATTTGTTGGAACCGAGGGCAACTGCCCATCTCGATCAGTTATCTGGAAAAGAGATGGAATTGGACAACAAAGCGGGTGAGAGTATTCCTAAAAATGCTTGAAAACGAGGGAATGATAACGAAGGGCATAGCAAAGGGCAACCCTACGACAATCTTAAATATCTGTAATTACGAGTATTACAATGGTACAGGGCAAGGCAAAGGGCATAGCAAGGGCACATGTGGGGCAAGGCGAGGGCAACAAGTAGTAGAACAAGGAGAACAAAGAAAAGAAATATACCCCCCTTCCCCCCCTGACGGGGGGCCTGGCGGTGTAGCGGAGAATGGGCGAAGCCCGCTTATATCTTCTGATTCTTCTACTGATTCACCGGGCCGGGCGGCGGGCGGCGGCAAGGGCCATGGGGGCCGGTTTCAGAAGCCGACGCTTGAAGAAGTGGGTGCCTATTGTGCAGAACGCCGTAACAGCGTTGATCCTTCCTCCTTTGTAGATTTTTACGAATCGAAGGGTTGGATGATAGGTCGCAACAAAATGAAGGATTGGAAAGCCGCCGTGCGAACCTGGGAAAAAAGCCATCCGAGTGTACCGACAGAACAACCGCAACGTAAACCGATCCGGCTATGATCGACGAGATGCACATACCGCAGGCTGAGAAGCTGGAGCAAACAGTACTCGGGGCACTGTTGATGGAGCCTGGCTATTTACCGGAGGTCGTAACGGAGCTTACCCCGGATAGTTTCTACGATCCGTTCAATGCGAAAGTGTACGGGGTGATCCGCACCATGTACGACAGCGGGGAGCAGATCGACCTGTTCACCGTTTCGCAGCGGTGTAAGCGGGACAAGGAGCTTGCCGGGGAGAATGTCGTAGCGAAGCTATCCGGCTATACGATGCTGGTCGGCTCGGGTGCCGGAGTGGTTGCCCATGCGAGGATTGTGCGGGAAAAATACCTCTCCCGCCAGATGATCGCGGTAGCAACGAAAGTGTTGGGATGTATTCAGGAGGAAGGGGATATTTCGGGAATCATCGACGAGTTCAACGCGGGCATGGATCGTATTTCGATGGCTATTGCCGGTGGCCGGGGTGCGAAACATATCGGTGAGTTGCTGGAGGAATCGTTGCGCGACGCGGAGCGCCGCCAGGTGCTTGCCAAAGAGGGCAAGACACCGGGAGTGCCTACCGGCCTTTCGCGTCTCGACGAACTGACGACCGGATGGCACGGCGGAGAATTGATCGTACTGGCTGCCCGGCCCGGCATGGGTAAAACGGCTTTCATGCTGCACAGCGCACGTGCCGCAGCGCAGGCAGGTTATCCGCCCTGTATCTACTCGTTGGAAATGAGCGGGACATCCATTGCCGACCGGCTGCTGCTTTCTGAGTGCAATGTCGATCCGGACGCTTACCGCTCGGGAAGGATGGATGCGGAGGACTGGCGGGAGGTCGAGCGTGCGACCGGGGAACTCGGCAAACTGCCGATTTATATCGATGACAATCCGGTGGTGTCTATGCGCTATATCCGCTCCCATGCGAAAGTGATGAAGAAGCGGAACAAGTGCGGGATCATCTTCATCGACTACCTGCAGTTGGCCGATACGACGACCGACCAGCGCAACCGCAACCGGGAGCAGGAGATCGCGCAGGCCAGCCGACAAGCGAAGATCATAGCCAAAGAACTGGACGTTCCGGTGGTGTTACTCTCGCAGCTCTCCCGCAAGTGTGAAGAGCGGGGCGGGGCGTACAAAATGCCGATGCTTTCCGACCTGCGGGAATCGGGGGCTATCGAGCAGGATGCGGATGTGGTAGGATTCATCTTCCGTCCTGCTTACTACGGAATCACCGAGTGGCCGACTTCTTTGGGGAACGTGAGCACGCATGAGTTCGGGATTATCAACATCGCCAAACAGCGCAACGGAGGGACGGAAGAGGTGGCTTTCCGGCACAACTACTCAATGACCAGGATTGTGGATTACAAACTCTACGACAATGTGCCAAAACGGGATACCCCTTTCTGAGCGGGTTTACGAGGCGATACGGGAGGTAGAGCGGAAGAAAATAGCCGATAGGATTTTTCCGGATCATGCGCTACTGATAGACGACCTGTACGAAATACTGAATATTCCGACGATAGACATCTATTGGGCTTGTGTGGAACTGTACAACCAACACCGGATCATCGGAGGGAATACGATTAACGATAAATATTTCAAGATACTATGATTCACACAAATATAACGGCCATCAAACGCAGTGAAAAAGAGGACAGTATTCATCTGGTAGACGACGAACGGCACATGCGGGCCAGCGCGTTGTTGGCCTCGATCAAAGCCAAACATGCCAAAATGCAATTTGTCCGTGTGCCGCTCCAAAATGGGAAGGGTTACCGGGAGATCGAAAAAAGCAAATATGAAAAGCTATGCGGAAAGTCAGTTACCCCAAAAATATGACCGTAGACGAGTTTAAATCGTTCAGGCATGCAGTTGCCCCACCGGGTAACCGAAAGATCAGGAATGCCCGGAAAATCGAGCGGGACGGGGTAAAGTTTGATAGTCGATTGGAGATGTACATGTACGATTTGCTGACAATGGCCGGCATCCGGTTCGAGTTTCAAAAACGCTACTGTGTACAGGAGGGATTCCGCTATCGCGGCGCAGCGATCCGACCGGTCACCTACACCGTCGATTTTTTCCTGCCGGAACACGATACGGTGATAGACACGAAAGGTTACCGGACCCAGCAGGGCGACCTACGGATCAAGATGCTCAAAAGGCTTTTTATCGGGCGGGGAATTTCCCCACGGGTAGCGCTTCCAAAAAATCAGGGCGAATGCCGGGCACTACTGGCCGAAATATCAAGGTGAAACCGTCCCGTCCGGGACACAGAATAACGAGAGATGAAAAGCAAACGAGCAGAAGAATTTATCAATAACAGCTCTGAGCTGATTGACGGCCTAGAGTGGATGGTTGACGCATCAACAGCCCGTCGAGCTGTCGAGCTTGCCGAGCAGGACGCAGAAGAGCGGCATAAGGAAGCGATTGAAGAGGTGAAAAAACGGGCGGTGCGGGCTCATATAGAATCGTGTTACAGTGTAGTGCCATCAGATTGCGATGTGAAGTTATGTACGGAATGTAAGAGAACGAATTATTTCATTCAAAAACTCAACGAGCGATGACCTTCACTACCCCTTGCTTTGTTCGGGTTGAGAATCCGGAGAAGCGAAAAGAGTTGATCGAGTGGCTGGAATTGATTGGATACAAGCTCGAATATCTCCGTAACGATGGCGTTATTGTGCTGACTAGTGAAAATCGAGTATATGTATACGGGGAGGCAGTCCATGAAATAATTAAGAGCGATTACGATGCTATCGACTGCGGCAAAAACATCGAGCTGTTCAAAGCCCTGGCGGCGATGAATTACGAGAACTACCGAGAACAGTGGTTTGTGGAAGAAGGAAAAATGTTCAAGTGCACGTCAGACAAGATCAACAACTATCCCTATAACTGGCCGAACACCCGCAAAGCCACCGTCGAAGAGATTGTCGAATACTTCAAAAATAAAGAGCGATGAAAGAGGTGGCTTTAGGAATACGTTGGGATGAGCTTTTCGGCAGGAGTAAAAAAGATGCTTCTGATGCCACCCGCCGGGCTAGGTGGGAGCAATGGAAAGACCTATGCCTAAAGAGCGATCATCCCGAGATGGTTGAATGGTGGGGCGAGGGCTCAATGGCTGACGACTGTTTTTCCTGTGAGCACAAAGATGGTGATTGGTGTTCTCTGCAATCTTTACCATGTATGGTGAATCCGGTAACGACTTTCTCATTAGGAGATATTGGGATGGCTTGCAGAGGAATTGGATTCAAACCAAAGCAAACTAAATTAGAATTTTAACCCGCCTTCGGGCATAACAGGAGAAGATGATGACACCAAAACAAAACAAGCAATTCAATCTAATGGCCTCTACACTTCGCCAAATAGCGAGAGGATTTCAGACCACATCACAATTACGGAGAAACAGCATGAAGGATTGGGGTCTTAGTTACGATGAGGCCCTTGAAATGGCTTATGAAAATATCCAAGAAATAGCCAAGAGGGCCGTAAAAGGAGTGAAAGATATACCCCAACTGCCGCAAGGCGAAAAACAATAAAAATCATGCGAGATATAATTTTCAGAGGCAAGCGCCTCTACAATGGGGAATGGGAGTATGGCGACCTGTTACAGTACGATGATGGGTCTGTTTGTATTGGAGTTCACAGTAAAAATTACACAGATGACGGCTTCAATTCAGGTCAATATCGCCGTATCGCGTTGGTCGATGAAGATACCGTCGGCCAGTACACTGGATTGAAAGAAAAGAACGGAAAAAAGATTTTCGAGGGGGATATATTCAAAGATTATAGCGGAATTGTCCGGTCTGTCTTCCGAGTTCCCGGAGGTCTTGCTTTTGAGGATAATCCTGTGTCGTTTGGGTATGACCATAGATCGCCGGTATATCCATACTCTTCCATTGCTGAAATGCAAAACGCATCATGGTTATCGCAATGTTGCGAAATCATTGGGAACATCCACGATCACCCCGATCTGCTGAAATAAAAACGGAGGGTGTCCGCCTCACCCTCCTACCTATTTACTACTAACCCTGCACCCGACTATGAAATCGAGAGCAATGCAAATATAACAAAAACCTGAAAAATGAAAAGAACCTTACTTTATTTTCTTCTTGCCTTTATAGCCGTGATTCTTGCCGCCTGTGAGCTCAACAAGACCAAGCCGGGCAAGATCATCTTCGACCGTGTTCCCTTCGTCTATGCCACGATAAACGGCCAAAGGGAGCTATTCTTAATAGATACCGGAGCGTCTACCTCCATGCTGGATAAAAAGCTCTGTGACGAAGTGAAAATCTACTACATGGCTACCGGCTTAGAGGTAATCGGCGTAGACGGAACCTCGATCCCTCTAAAGACCACCGGAAGAATCCCGTTCACGCTCGACAGCATCCCGTATTCGGCCAGCTTCGCGGTACAGGACATGACCAGTCTACGGAGGGCTACCGGGAAGAACGTAAGAGGACTGATCGGCTCGGATGTACTCGGATTTTACCGGTTGACGGTGGATTTTAACAAATGTGAGTTGAGATGACAGTAGTCGATAAAATAGTGTCCAGGGCAGCAAGCAAGGTTCAGAATGCAACAGGTTACGGATTGGAAGAAATCAGAAATCAGACCAAAGTTATCCCGGTTCTACAGGCCCGTATATTGTTCGTTCGCTTGTTGCGGGATAAAGATGTGCCTTTGCGGCAGATTGGAGTGACTATAAACAGGGACTACGCCTCCGTGCGTCATTTGCTTGAGGTTTACCGGAACGAATACGACACAGATTCGCTGTTTCGAAAGCTGGCAAATACAGTCGGATTGTTCTAAAGGTAGACAAACCCTATAGGGAAAACAGTAATAAATGCGGTTGAAATTGGACTAAAAGTAGAATTGTCTAATAAAGGCGGTCAAAGCAAGAATTAAAAAATACAAAAAGTAGTCGGAATGGGTGCAAGTTTTGATAATTACGTGTCTGAACGCTACGATGATTGGGTAGCTTACACAGAGGCATTATGCCTAAAATACGGGGTGAAACTGGAAGCGCGGGAGGTAGTAAACGAATCCTTCCGCGTACTACTTGAGCGCAATGGGGCCAAACTCGACCGACTGATAGCCGCAAGACCGGGGCGTAAACCGGTAGCCGAATTGATGATGAAGCGGATTATCCGATTTCAAGTCTGTTTCCCAAAATCAGGCGTCAGGTATAAATCCGGTCAAAAATTCACGTCCGAATCTTCGGAAGAAACACCGGAAACATTCTCCGATACAAATGTAGATTATTCTGGTTTTATGCAGTCTATTTTAGAGCAAGTGCCGTTTACCGATCTTGAACGGCGGATATTCGTGTGGGTAGCCGTCGAAGGGAAAAGGCTGGACGACTGGCCGGGAGAGGAAAGCCGTAGAAAACTGTTTTACAAACAGCGAAGCGCAATTTTGAAAGTAAGAGCGCTTCTGCATCGAAAAGGAATTTTTAAAGAATAATTGCAGTGAATCCGGCTTTTTGTCGGATTTTTTGTTCCCGTTTGCACTTTTCCCCGGCTCATTCCATTTGGAAGAAAAGACCTTTGAAAATGGCAGCTCCGAAGAAAAATACTTACACACAGTTAGCAAAGAAAAACAGAGTTGGGAAACCTGTCTCTTATTCCCCTGAAAGCCTTTGGAAGAAAGCCGTTGAGTATTTCAGTTGGGTGGAAAATAACCCGCTGTATGAACGTAAGGCTTTCGGTACCGGGTTAGTGGCGGATTTACCGAAGTTGCGCGCAATGAGCATTTGCGGATTTTGCATTTTCGCAGGAATTGACAGGCAGACGTTCGCCAACTATGAGGATAAAGCCGAATATTTCGGCATCACCGCGCGCATTAGAGATATTATCTACGATCAGAAGTTCACAGGAGCCGCTGCGGGGCTTTTGGAAAGCAACATTATCGCGCGGGAATTGGGTTTGGTCGACAAAAAAGATGTGACGACAAACGGCCAAAACGTAACCGCGTCCCCCTTGAACGATTTACCCACAGAGGCGCTATTGGAAATCGAGCAAATAGCTAAAAAGTATGGCAAATAGCGAACAAAGTTCCTTTGCCGATCTCCGGTACTTATCCGAGGTGATCGCCCGAAAGAATTTCGAGCGGTTCGCCTTGTACGTAATGCCGTCTTTGGAGCTATCGCCGTTCCATCGGGCTTATTACCAGGCTTTGGAACTGTTTGCCCGTGGTGCGATTAAAAAACTGATTGTAACGGTACCGCCCCAGCATGGCAAATCGCTCGGATCGTCGCAGCTTCTCCCGGCCTACCTGTTAGGGCTGAACCCGGAATTAAAAATCGCCCTCGCTTCATACGCATTCACGCTGGCAACGAAATTCAACAAACGGGTACAGCGCGTTATTTCGGATGCGGCATATCAAAATTTATTCCCTGACACATGCCTCAAATCGGGCTCCCGGCAAGTGGCCGCAGGATCGTACCTACAAACCTCGGAAGAGTTCGAAATTGTCGGTTACGGCGGATCGTTCCAGTCGGTCGGAAGAGGGGGCGGTCTGACGGGTAACAAGGTAGATATAGCGATATTGGACGACTTGTACAAAGATGCGGCGGAGGGAAACAGCCCGACTGTACGGGAAAGCGTTTGGGAGTGGTACACGTCAGCCGTTAAAACCCGTCTGCATAACGGATCGCAGGAACTTATCGTTTTCACCCGCTGGCATGAGGAGGATTTGATCGGCATACTGGAGGACAAAGAGGGCGTGCGGGTGCTCGGTTCTTTTTCAGAGATCGACCCCGATTACACAGGTTGGTATAAACTCAACTTTGAAGCGATCAAAGAGAGCGAACCCACCGAGATCGACCCGCGCCGTTACGGTGCCCCGCTTTGGCCGGAGCGTCACAGCCTCGAAAGCCTGGAGCAGCGGCGCGCGCTCGATCCATTCCGCTTTGACTGCATGTACCAGGGGCACCCGTCGTCCAAAGAGGGCCTTTTGTACGGTGATAACTTCAAAACCTATGACACCCCGGCCAGCCCGGACGAAATCATCCGGAAAGCCAATTACACCGATACCGCGGACACTGGCACGGATTACCTGTGCTCGATCTGCTACGACGTGCTGAAAGGGGGGCAAATCAACATTACCGACGTACTATACACGCAGGCTCCGATGGAGGAAACCGAACCGGCCACCGCGCAAATGTTGCTTCGTAACGGCACCCGTGCGGCACTGATCGAAAGCAACAACGGCGGGCGCGGGTTTGCCCGGAACGTGCAACGCAAAGCCACGGCGGTACATGTCGAGTGGTTCCACCAATCAGGTAACAAGGAATCCCGCATTTTGACCAATTCCGCCACGGTACTGCAAAATATCCGTTTCCCGGAAGGCTGGCGCCTGCGTTGGCCGGAGTTGTACGCGCACCTCACCACTTACAAACGATTATTCAAAGCAAACAAGAACGACGATGCACCGGACGCACTGACCGGGATCGTCGAAAAGGAGATCATCAATAAAAACAACCGGATTCTATACATGGGATAGGATCGTAAAACTTACAATTATGGCAAGACCGAAAAAAGACCAGAACGCCGCAGCCGTTGCAGATTTTCAAGTAGTGACGAACCCCGAATCGGTGGACACCGGAGAAGTAACCCCCGAAGCAGGAGAAGCGGAAAATACCGGGGCGTCGGTTCCGGCAGAATCTGCGGACACTTTCGACTACCGGGCCGCATACGAAGCCGAGAAAGCGAAAAACGGGGACTTGCAGGCCCTTGTCGCAGAGATCACCGCCTGCAACAAAAATGAAATCGAGAAACTGCAAGCAGAAAACAAGCGACTGAAAGAGGCGGCCAGCGCTGCGAAAAAGCCGAAAGACACCCGCACGCCGTATCAAATCCTGCTCGACCTGCTCAACGCGGCAGAAAGCACCGCCGGGGAGATCATAAAATCCCAGATCGCCGCCGGCGGGCCGATCATCCGCATGCGCCGCATTCAGGGTGAAATACACAAGCTCATCAAAGAGGCTAAAGTCTATGTTTAGTTTCGCTATTGATCACGAAACATACTCCTGCCCGACCCGGTGGCAGGAGTTACCTGTTTCCGACGCCGTGAAATTGCAGGCGCTCGTGAAGGAACTACCGGATGCGGTGGCGGATCATTTCCGTTCATTGGTCGGCCCGGCGGAAGAAGTTACCCCGGTTCAGGGGGATGACGTAGGGGCCTTGCTCGACTTCTGGCGCAAGGCGCTGCACGCGCTATCCGGATGCCCGTTGCCGGTACTCGACAAAACCGCCGATACGGATGTACACGCGCTCGGGGAACACTGCCTGACGCTGTTCGTGTTTTCGTTACTGGCGGCTCCCTTGTACCACTCGGAGGGGATCGAAGCCTTCAATACGAACGGGGAACGGTTGGTTATTCCCGCAACCGGCACCGACGCGCTGGGTAATGCAGTGCCGCTGGAAAGAATTACGGCAAAGGAGTTTTGCGATGCGTCGGATATTACCGCTACCGGAGATTTGACCCTCGCGCCGCTGCTGTTGGCCGTTTTGTGCCGCCCGGACGGGGAACCATACGACGAGGAGGGAGCCAAAACCCGCGCCCGAAAGATGGGAGACGTGCCGATGAGCATTTATCTGGAAGTATACACCCGCCTGATGGAAATGCACGCCTATCTGAGAGGGGAATTTCCGAAACTCTACGGATCGGACAAAGGCGGGGATAAATCGAGCGACGATCCCTACACATGGAGCGACAAACTGCTGTTCGTGGCGGACGACAAACCCAGCGAACTGCCGTATACAGAGGGACTGAATGCCTATGAATTTGTCCGCATACTGGACGCGAAACTCAAACGGGAGAAACAGAAATGGGAGATAGTAGCAGCGACCAGAGGATTTTAAAATGGCGGGTATGCGTGGCCCTGCTCGACATGCTCTACAACCGGGAATGCCGGTGCGACCGGGCCAAATGTGCCGGGCATTTCGAGTACCTGCGCCGGTTGAAATTCGAATACGAGTGTAAAATCGAAGAATATGAGGAAGAAATTAATAGAGGCGATCAAAGCGGCATTTCTCAGTGAGGGATACGGATTCTTTCAGGGGTTCGTAGACAAAATCCAGGGCAGCGAACTAACCCTGCCCGCGCTGTGGCTTACACCGATTGAGGTGGCCGGGATGAGCGGACGTAACGACGGCAAAGTGACCTACAAAATCGTCCTGTACCTGTTCGTGCAGAACGAACAGTACGACGAGCAGCAGAAAGAGGAAAAATGGGAGGAACTGGAACGTATCGCGCGCAAAGGGATCGCTACGCTTCCGACGATCTCCGATGTCATTTCCACCGACAAAGTGACGATCAAACCGGACGAGTTCGCATTCACCTCGTTCGGGGAACTTTCCCAGACGGTAACCTTCCTCGCCGACGTGTATTTCTGCAATGAATAGGCCCCTCGACATACTGGGCCAGTTGGCCGAACACCTGAAAAAAGCCTTGCAAACGGAGCTTTCGGTACAGATGCGCGTGGCCTCCGGGACACTGATAAACAGCATCGAGGCCGTGGTAAAGAAGACTATGAGCGGTTTCGAGATCGTCGGTTCGGCGGTCTATTACGCGAAGTATGTAGAGAACGGACGACGGGCCGGGGCAAAAGGGGTGCCTATCGAAGCGCTAATCGAGTGGATAAGGATAAAGCAGATCACGATAGAGATAGAGGGCCGCAGCGAGCGTTCTACGGCTTTTATGTTCCAGAGCTCGATCCGGCGCAAAGGCATAGCCCCGTCGCTGTTTATTACGCGCACCCTGCAAAACCAGGAAAGCACAATCGACCGGAGTATTCACGCAGCATGTGGGGAATTGGTCAACTACTACATCGAAACCATGTTTAACGAAATCAAACAAGCAGCATGATAGACCTGACAGCAAAACCGGAGAAATTCAGCAGCGTATATCGTCCGGTAATCTATACCCTGACCAAAACCGGCACGGAGAAAGAGACCGTGCAGATTCTCGACGGATCGACGGTACTCGGAATGAAACAATTTGTGACCGCGGGCAGGATCGCGGTAAACGTATCGGAATATTACCGTAACCTGATCGAAACGGCACCGGTGATCGATGACAGCCTCTCGTTTGTCCATGCCGTGAAACGGACGGTAACGGCCCGGATCGACGTGACGGCGGATTCCTCGGTGCTGCTCACTTCGGGGATTACCGATCTTGCTTTGTCCACCCTGCTGTCGAATGCGCCGGGGCCGCGGATACTCCGACCCGGAGAATGGGACGAATTGAGCTATCTGGTAGATGAACAGGTATTGGCCGGGACAATTATCGTCACGATGAAAAACGGGCAGGAAATCACCCTGCAAATGCCTAATTCGTCTATCGACGGAGTGGCCGTACTGGTGGTGCATTACGATTCCATCGCCCAGGCGGTGCAGCTCAAAGGTGCCGATCCCGCGGGCATGGCCGGAATCAGGGTAAAACCCACACTCGGGTGTTACGACCTGCCGGAAGTGGAGTACCGGATTGTCCGCTCCGGGTGCGGTGTCCGTATCGCGTGGTGGAACCGCCGGGGCGGGATCGACTATTATACGTTCCGCTCCGACCTCGATAAAAGTTATACCACCGAACGCACGAAGATCAAAACGGCGGAAGGCTGGCGGACGGTTTCCTCGGAAGTGGAGGACGAACGCAATATCTCTTCCGGGGGGCTTCCGGGTTTCATGCTCGAATGGCTGGGCGAGATCGTCAGTGCGCCGAAAGTGTGGCTGATTGACGGAGACCAGGCTATTTCCATCGACATTACCTCGGACGTGATTACGACATTCGATCAGGCGGAGATGCCGCAGCTTGAGTTAACCTTCCGATCCATCGATACCGAAAAAATGCAAACGACATGATCGACCTGTACATAGACGGCAAACGCCTCGATACGGATCAGCAGACCGACGCCGCAATTACGCTCTCCATCGGGAGCGTGGAAGATCCATCCCAGAGCCTGACGGCCTTTTCAAAGTCTATCGAAGTTCCGGCCACCGCTCGCAACAAAGAGATCATGCAATTCGCCGATCAACTTCACGGGGTCGAGCAGTTCAACAACGCCAAACACCCGGCCCGGTTGGAGGCCGGGGGCGTGGTGGTGATGACCGGCACCGCACAAATTACGAAGGTAACGGTAAACAACCTGCTGAACGCCTCATACGAAGTGAACCTGATCGGCGCGGAGTACGAATGGGCGAAAAAGGCCGCCGAAGCGAAACTCAACGAAACGGATGGATTAGGTAGCTGGGTATTCTCTGCCGCCACGATCAAAAGCCTGTTGGAATCCAATGGCGGGGTTTATCTGTTTCCGGTCTACCGGGGACAGTACGTGCGCCGGATCAACGACGAGAACACAGACAGGAAGAGCGGCACGAGCGGAACGTTTGTTCCCCGGCCTTATACCACGCAGGCCGACTACCTGCCTTTCTTTAACGTGCGGCTGCTCATGGAGAAGATCATCGGCCAGTACGGGTACTCGATCCGTTCGGATTTCTTTGAAAATAACGCGCTTTTCGGACGTTTGATTGTGGCCGGGGAGTGGGAAGAGTACGACACCGCGGAACTGGAGGAAAAATACGACTTCCTCGCGGGTAAGTTCGCATCTGGAGAGCCTTATTTCATCGTGACGAACCAACGCTATGAGTTCGGATTTAATGAAATCGGACGTATCGTAGACACTGTTAGGCCGGAGGAGGAATCCGCCGACGAAGAGGTGCTGGAGGATGTGTACGACAAGGGAGGGTGCGTAATATTCCCTGCTGTCACCGAGCCGGTATTCATGGCTAAGGAGGACATGGTGATAGGCTTCGAGTACAATCTCGAATACATCACCGGGATCAGTACCGAGTACGCCGCCGAAGGTGATAAATACGGCAAACTGATCTGGTTTGACACTGTGGACGGGGAAGCGGTGCCGGAAGAGTGTATCGAGGCCGACCGCACGGACATATCGAAAAACACCCCGCAGGGCGAATACATGTATATCTACCGGCTGACAAAGGGGACGATCAACGACGACAAGCACTATATCCGGTTCCGGCATAACAAGGACGGAGAGTACGACAAAAACGGCGAATACGACGAGACATACGTTAAGATCGGCCAAAGCGGCTCTTTCGTCTGTACGGTCAACGTGTCAAGTACCGCCGAAATATTTATCGGGGAGCCGAACCCGATTTTCCCGTCCCGGATGGTCTGGAAAAAGACGAATATGGAGATCGAGATGTTCGCCCTCGACAATTCGGCTACGATCAAACTGAAATATATCGTAGAGCCGAGGTTTTTAAAGGCCGGGGAGACAATGACGATCAAAACACCGGTATTCTCCAGTTCCAACGCGCCGAATATGGCCGACGGCAAAACGCCGTACATCCAACTGGCCCTGACAAACAACACAACGGTCAAGGCGTATTTCTGTAAGCGGCCCGGCTACGGTACGGCCCTCAGTGCGAAAAACATGCTTCAATCGGGTATTACGCAGATGGATTTCATCAGCGCCGTAAAACAGATGTTCGACCTGATGTTCTACACCAACGCCGAGACCAAAGAGGTGTATATCGAGCCGCGGGAGACATTCTACACCTCTACGCCGATAGACTGGCGGGGGCGGATGGACTACTCGCAGGAGATCGAGATCGAGGACGCGGGAAACGATATTGGAAAGACGGTGGTGCTCGGCTATCAGACCGACGATGTGATAGAGCGGCACAACGAAGAGACCGGAACCGAGCTAGGAACCTATAAAGAAGATATTTTGAAGTACCATGCTGAGGACGAAGAGGATTTGACCAATCCGCAATTCGTAGCGACTACCGTAGTGAAGGGAAAAATCCCGGGTGCGGCAGCTATTTCGCTGATCGACTTCTCCCCGGAAGATGACGAGCCGTCCGACCCGTGGGAATTGGATTTGGATGCGTCGATGAAAGTGTGCGAATACCTTGGCATGAAGCCTCTGCCGGACGGCACAGACCCCAATATACCCCCGCAATATCTCCTGATCCGGGATAAGGGCGTGAATACGGCGATTAACTCGTTTCCGGAGGTGTCGTTCGACAACCTGCATTTCGAGGGCGCAAACGGCCTGAAATCCTACTATGCGAAAACGATAGAATCGTACAACTACGGTAAGCGGATCACCGCGCAGGTGAAGCTATCCCCGGCGGACGTGGAAAACCTCATGCTGCCGAACGATCTGCGGCGGGATTTCCGCGCATTGTATCGCCTCAGTATCGGCGGGGAGGATGTCTATTGCCGCCTGGAAGAGATCAACGACTACGACCCGGCCAGCGCCGAGCCGACAGAATGCGTGTTGTTGAAAGAAAATTAACTTAAAAATCAATATTATGGCTGAGAATGAACAATTTTTTAGGATCGTCGTAGACTATCAAAGCGGATTAGACGCACTCAAGAAAGTGGAGGATGCGTTAAAAGACGTTAAAGATCGGCAAAAGGAGTTGATCGACGAGATGAAAAAGGGGAATACCTCTCAAGAGGAATACGGGACTAAAATGCAGGATTTGACTGTAAAAATAAAACTGTACACCGATCAAAGACGTCAGGCGATCAAAATAGCAAAAACAATCACGGAATTGAATAACGCCGAAGAAGGCTCTTTGGTGCGATTGAGTGCCGAATACGGGCGATTATATGATGTCTACCGTAATATGTCACGCGAAGACAGGAACGGGAAACAAGGGCAAATTTTAATTCAGCAGCTCAATGAAATTAATAATGAATTAGCTACCTCGGAGGCTGCCGTTGGCCGGTATAGTCGCAATGTCGGTAACTATGCCAGTGGTTTCAGTCCTCTGAATTTCCAAGTACAGCAACTGGCCCGTGAATTACCGTCTTTGACTGTCTCAACGCAGCAATTTTTCCTCGCGATCTCGAACAACCTGCCGATGCTGGTGGATGAGATGCAACGGGCAAGGGTGGCTAACGAAGCCCTAAAAAAAGCGGGTGAAACCACGGTACCTGTGTGGAAACAAATGCTAAAATCCATCGGTTCATGGCAAACCATGCTCGTTGTGGGGATCACCCTGCTTACTGCTTACGGTAAAGAGATTGGACAATTTTTTAAAATGGTATTTAATGGAACCGGGCTATTAAAATCGACAGCCGAAATACAACAGGATGTTACTAAGAAAATGGCGGATAATACGTCTTCGGTCGGAGATCAAATTGCTGTATACAAAAAATTGCAAGACCAATGGCGTGATATGAAAGGTGACGCTGAAGAACAAAAAAAATGGATCAAGACAAATAAAACGGAATTTGACAATCTTGGGGTATCTATTAATAATATTGCAGACGCGGATAGCCTATTCATCAGTAATTCCGGATTATTTATCGAAGCCTTAAAATTAAGGGCTAGATCATTGGCGGCTTTCGACCTTGCAAAAGAAAAATATGCAGAAGCTGTTAAAAAAGAAATAGAACTTCAGGGTGCACAAGATCAGGCTTGGGACGATACAGTCAATCGAGTGAAAGCCGAAAAAGATAGTTGGTTATTTGGTGGGAACCAATCGCTTTCTCCTGTGCAAATAGTCCAGCCTATGCAATTTCTATCTCCCCAGTTTAAAGAGGCTAAATCAGTAGCCAAAGTTAAACAGATAAAAAATGAGACGCAAGCGTTGTATGCGTTGGGAGATGCGTATCTAGATCTTAGTAATTCGGAAGATGAGGCATATAAAACCCAAATAAAAGGTATGGGACTAGAGTTGTCGGGTACTGAAAGCAGATCATCGGGCAAAACGGAAAACGCCTATAAAAAAATTGCCTTCGAAGAATTGAAAGCAGCGCAAGAACTCGCTTTGTCCGAACAAAATTACGCGGCCAGAATGAACGAGGCGATTTTGAACGATGAAAACCAATCGTATGAAAACCGCATGGCTGCTCTGGAGCAGTTCACATCGAATAAACAAAACGTGATCCTGCAAGGGGCCGATGATGAAATAGAAAACCTTATCCGCAGTAAAGCAAAAGAGCTGAATATCGATGCGGACAATAAAAACGACCGGGTAAAAATCGAAAAGATTTGTGCTAACCAAATCGGCGTTATCCGGGATGAAGCCAATACGAAAGTATTGGAGCTTGAGGAAACCAAAAACAAGAAAGAGATCGAGCTACGGGATAAAGCCGCCGGAGACATGATCGCACTTATGGCCGATGGTTCAGCAAAAGAAATGGCTAAACTCAATCTGCTGTACAATCAAAAAGTACGCGCAGCACAGGGTAACGCCGAAAAACTCCAGGCTATTCAAAAGTGGTATGAGCGCGAAGCCGCAAAAATCACTCCCGAAGGTAAATTGGCATCCGGCATGTCTGAGGCAGACCGAACCTATGAAATGCAAATGGATTTGATCGACCAAATGGAGATCAAAGAGGAAGAGAAAGACAAGAAACGGATCGAAGCCGAACTCACATTCCGTAAAGCACAGGCGAAAACATTTGAGGACTACATCAAGGGGCTGCAAACTACCGGTCAATTATCCGAAGGCGAATACCAAGAGATGATTTCCGAGCTGGGCGGGATGTATACCGACATAGCGAACTTGCAAAACCAACTCGACGGCACCGTCTCTGAGGGCAAAGGCAGCAATTTTATTCAAAAACTCTTTGGCATAGACACATCTACGAAGAAAGGAAAAGCCGAATGGAAGGCTAAGAAAAAAGAGATGATTAGCCAGGTGACGGATTTTGCCAAAGAACTTACATCGTCTGTTATTGACATTCAAAAAGAAGCCTCACAGCGCCGATTGAAACTGGAGCAGGAACGGATCGACGCGGAGCGGGATTCGGAGTTGAAATCCCTTGAGCTCCGATACAACAAGGGTCTGATGTCCGAGAAAGCCTACAACAAAGCAGTAGACGCAACCAATGCCGAAGCCGACCGGAAAAAAGAAGAGGCCGAACGAGCTGCATTCGAACGAGATAAACAGCTAAAAATTAAACAGGTGATGATTGAAACCGCCTTATCTATTGCCAAAACATTTGCGATGTATGGATGGCCTTTAGGTATTGTTCCGGCGGCTTTTGCTGCTGCTGAGGGGGCTGTACAGGTAGCCGTTATTTCAGCTCAACAATATGCTAAAGGCGGCATTATCCCTATCGGGGACGGCAAAAATGGTGTTTCAATGGGAATGTTGCAAGGCCCATCCCATTCGCAGGGGGGAATCCCGTTGATGGTGAACGGACAGCCTGTAAATGCAGAGGTGGAAGGCGGCGAAATCCTCGCGGTAATTAACAAGCGATCTGCCGCTCAGTATCTTCCCTTATTTTCAGCGATCAATGCGACGAACGGCGTGAAATTCGAGAACGGCGGGGTTATCGGCTCCGGATGGTCATTGCCGACACCAGCACCACTACCGCCCAGCAACGGGCAACTCATCGCCCAATTGAATGCTTCTATTCAAGCTATGCGAATCGATTTCAATAACGGTATCGCCCGCTCAACGAAAGCCACATTGGAGCGAGTGGACAACATCAAAGTCCATGTGGTTGAAAAGGACATAACCAAAACTCAAAAGAAAGTCGCAAGTATTAGGGCAAAAGCGACCATAATTGGGGGATAATAGCTATATTAGAGGCACAAACTAATTGTATTTGTTCTATGGAAGGCGTAACACTTTTAATCAGCATTATTCTAATAATTTTCGGCGTTCTGCAAATCATCTTGTTCTTCAAACTGTGGGGAATGACGAATGATGTGCGTAAAATTAAAGTGCACATTACCCCCAAAGATGACAATTTAGATGAATCTACATCGCTTAATTCAACACAAATCGTGATAATAGCTGTTGTAGTAGTAATTGTGATTGCATCATTACTGTCTACTATTCTTAATTAATTGATAAAGTATATTTTCAAACGCCAGTCGAAATGACTGGCGTTTTTCATTCCAACATCAAAGTCCACGTAGTCGAGAAGGACATCACCAAAACCCAAAAAAAAGTTGCAAGTATCAGAGCGAAAGCGACTATAATTGGAGGAAAATAGGTATATTGGCAATCAATTAGTTGCGCACTTATAAAAGAATTAATACACAATGAAAAATTTGATTTATTTACTTTTGGGATGCTTATTTTTCACAATAAGTGTTAATGGGCAAACCTTTATAAGCGATCATCAAAGTCGAATTGCAAGGTCTGCGACGGAATCGGAAGAACTTGGCAACGAGGAAAAGAGGATAATACTCGACACAACATTATCTACTGTAATTATTGAGATGCCGGACGGATCTACGTTTAAAAGTCATGTATCTTACGTTCATTCTCCTTATGAGGCTTATGGAGTAAAATACGCAGGATATTATTTGACGAGTCGGGGCGAAAAAATATACATACGAAATAAGGACATAGGCTTTCATGCTCTAAACACTCTTGGTTATTTCTATACGTTTGATTTGAAAGGCATAAATTTAACAAAAGAAGAAATAGAGTCTCATACAGAACAGGTACAATATAAAAATAATCTCACGCTTCATGGCAAGTATCTGGCTGATTGTGTAAGAGAGCGTAAAGTAGTAATTGGTATGCCCATAAGTTTATTGTGCCAAATCTTTGAGGGGGAGCCTAAGTTTGAAGAATGGTTTAAAAAAGATAGTAATGTGATCACTATTGTGGTGTATGCTAACGTAATTCTAAGAGCAACTAATCTGAAAGTTGATTCCGTGATATATTTAAATTGATCCTAAGTTTTAGTGTACATAGCCAGTCAGAAATGACTGGCTGTTTTCATTCCAACATCAAAGTCCACGTAGTCGAAAAAGATATTACCAAAACACAGAAAAAAGTTGCAAGCATCAGAGCGAAAGCAACCATAATCGGGGGGAAATGATTATATTAGCAGTATAAACTAATTGCATTTGATTATGGAAGGCATTACCCTTTTAGTTAGCATCATTCTCATTGTTTTCGGTGTTTTGCAAATAATTCTATTCTTTAAACTATGGGGAATGACAAATAACGTTGTTAAAATATCCAAACAGATAGAGGGTTTAAGAGATAAAGTATCAAATACTGATAAATCCTCTGATTTTATCTGGAAAGTTAGAAGAGCTATTCTAAAAGGTAATCAAAAGGATGCAGAAGACATTGTAGCGGATAATTTTATAACTGAATTACAATATCTGTGGCAAAATTATGACCGCTACGGCAGTGATAATTTTATACAAAGCCAGTATCAAAATAAAATAACTGAGTTAAAAAACAGGTATATTGAATTTTATTCACATATAGGAATACCGATGCCAGAATCATTACACAAAATAAATACAATCTCAGATATAAACGCCCTTGTTAAATAGCAAAAGAACACTCATAGCCCGTCAGAAATGACGGGCTTTTTTCATTCCAACATCAAAGTTCACGTAGTCGAGAAGGACATCACCAAAACCCAAAAGAAAGTTGCAAGTATCAGGGCGAAAGCAACTATAATTGGGAGAAAATAGGTATATTAGCATTCAAAACCTTTGATTATGAAACACTTTTTTGCAATTTGCATGGCAGTCATAACTTTTGCTGCTTGTAATACTTCTGTAAATCAAGAACTACAAAAACAAAAGGAGTGGAACAATGAGTATTTCGCAGCCGCTGAACAAGCAGAAAGCAGCCCTCAAATTGTAAATGATTTGTTTTTAGGTTTTAGATTTGGGATGACCCCTAATGAAGTGAATCAGCATATAAAAAAACTACGTAAAGAAGAAAAAATACATATTGACCAATCAGGACATTATTATTATCTTTTTCATACTGATCTAGGTGATGCAAAAATGACCTTTTCACCAGACTATTACCATGATTCTTTGTATCGTATGAAGTACAATTTTGAAAATGGTCAGGTGCTTTCAGGTAAAGTCATTGTTTATAAAGCTATGGAGTTGTTTGATAAGGCTAATGCAGACTATAAATCTTATATTGTTCAACTTGAAGGGCTTGAAGACTTCGACCCCGATTATTATCAGATCAAGCATAATCTGATTGTTCATTTTGATCTTGTAGGAGTTTGTATGTCTTATGACAATGCTCCTGTTATTAAACAGATTAAGATGGATAAAAAACGTTTACAGGATAAAACATTATCAGATTTTTAAACAGTCTACTTGCCCGTCTGATACAGACGGGCTTTTTTCATTCCAACATCAAAGTACATGTAGTCGAAAAGGACATCACCAAAACCCAGAAGAAAGTCGCAAGTATCAGGGCGAAAGCAACCATAATCGGGAAAAAATAATTATATTGCATTCACTAAAACAGTTATTTAAGATGGTAGGGGTAATTATTTTAGCATCGGTAATATTATCTATTCTGGTAGGGTTACTCGGTTCTTCAAGAAAAATCGGGTTTGGGATGGCCTTTCTTTGGTCTATTTTATTAAGTCCCCTTATTGGTGTAATCATTACGATGGCATCCAAACCCTTAGAGGATGCCGAAATGGAAAAGCAACACTTGGAACTGCAAAAAGAGCAAATGAAAGAACTAAAAAATATCGCGTCCAAAAATTCAGTTCAGCAGATCAAAGAGGCTAAAGAATTATTGGACAGCGGAGCAATCACTGAGGATGAATTTAGCATCCTGAAGAAGCAAATAATAGGCGATTTGCCCAAACCGATTATTCCACCTCCTCAACAAAAAATAATTGTAGACGAGCCGGATGCAGTTGTTGATACAGATACATCAGAAAGCTCAAACAAAAACGCCATAATGTTAGGTGTTTTTCTTATCATCATCGTTTTTGCTTTAGTTTTCGGAATTATCGGCGCGTTTGCATTACAATAAATATGGGGAAGCGTTTAGCCCGTCAGAAATGACGGGCTTTTTTACTGTGCTCAGATTTTAAAAATATTTATTTTAATCTATTTATAATAAATGCATTGAATATTGATTGGAAATATTGTATTTTTGATTGTAACCCTTAAAACTAACTATTATGAAAAAATTATTGTTTGTAATCGTAGCCATGGGTTTAGTCGTAGCAGGATACTGCATGAGTAGTGCTTCACCGGAGACTGTGGCCTCTGAATCCGGTGTAATTGGTAAAGCGGATGCGACGGTTGAAAGCACCCAAACCACTAATCGAATCAGTTTACAATTTAACGGATCGACTTGGGACGTAGTGTCAGAATATCCCATGGCAACGCATCAACGCGTGGTTGTAGATGGCCCTGCTACACCGGGTTTTATCGTAGATTTTTTCCCCGGATCAACAGTAGCCCCTACAAATTATTATGCAGATATTTTAACCATTGCTGAAATTTTACCGGGATCAGACAATACTTACATTTATACTTTCTAACCGTAACAAAGTATTTTTTAGGAAAAGCCCGCCGATAGCGGGCTTTTTTATTACTAGTTTCGTATAATAGAATGCTTTGTTTACGTTGTATATTGCATGGATGACAAACAACCAATATTGGCAAAGTGTTTGTTTTGTATTCTATAATTATCTACTTTTGTAAACACAGTATAAATCGACAACCATGACAAACTTACGCGATTTACTACAGTATTACCTTGACCATCAGAAGGAATTGATGGGAAAATACCAAGGACGGTACATTGTCATAACAAAAGACGGTGTCGGAGGTGATTTTGAAAATGAACGTGACGCTTATTTTACCGCAGAACAAAAGTATGGCTTAGGTAATTTTATTGTGCAGCTATGTGCCGCGGAAAATGAATCTAATTCACAGCATTTCATGTCACTAGTGTCGTTTTGCTAATTTAGATTGTATTTGATGGAACCCATTGCATTTACAGTCACCCATAAAAATATACTTCGCGCGTTAATAACCCCTTGTGGGGTGTCTAAAGCCTACGATCCTAGTAGTGGACAGCCTATGCCCCCAATAAAGCAATTCAATGCGGTGTGGGATACCGGTGCTACAAATTCTGTTATATCAGCTTCTGTTGCCCAGGCCCTCGGATTAACCCCATTTACTTTCGTACAAGTATGTCACGCTCAAGGACGTAGCAATGTAAATGCCTATATGGTAAACATCGTATTACCAAACAACGTCGTCATGCAATCGGTTAAAGTGTCTGAGGGAGTGATAGAAGGTTATGACGTTCTGATAGGCATGGATATAATTGGTGTAGGCGACTTTGCAGTTACTCATAAAAACGGAGGAACGGTGTTCTCATTTCAGGTTCCATCAACGCATGAGTATGATTTTGTAAAACAAATTCAACACCAAAAAGAAAATGCTACACTAAAGCGGAAGCATAAATAAAATAGACTGTTTATAAGATATTCGAGAGCCTTCACACTAACCTGTGAAGGCTTTTTTATTGCCTTCAAAAAATATTTTCATTTTTTTCATTTTCGTTTGCACTAACGTCTCGCTCATTCCATTTGTAAGAAAAGAGCGAACGTATGCCCTCACTTGGAGAGATCAAGATCACCAATAAAGCCGCCGAAGTCATTATCGACATAGAGGGAATCATCGGCATTCCTGAATGGTGGCAGTTCGACAACCCGGACGAGCGGGTTGCCACCTACGACAAGTTCAAAAAGTCGGCAGGAGAACTCAAAGACATCAAATCCCCGGCCATCACAGTTAATATCCGCTCTCTGGGCGGCAGCGTTAACGACGCTTTGCTGATCCACGACACCCTGTCGGGGCTCAAAGCCACTGTTACGACCAACTGCTACGGCTATGTGGCCTCTGCCGCTACCATCATCGCACAGGCCGCCTCGTTCGGACGGCGCAATATCTCGGAAAACTCCCTGTACCTGATCCACCGGGCCAGTGCCTACGCAGAGGGAAACTCCGCCGAGTTGGAGGAGGCCATCCGCATGCTGAACAAGACGGACGAGCTCATTGCGGGTATCTATGCGAACCGCTCCGGCAGGTCTGCTGAGGATTTCACCGCTCTGATGAAAATCGGTGAATGGTTGACCCCCGAAGAGGCCAAAGAGGCGGGTTTGGTGGATAATATCACCAAGTCATCGGGCATCACGAACCTCGACGCTACTTCGATCCATAACCTGAAATTGCCGGATATTCCGGCGGACAAACAAATCAAAAACGACAATAACATGAAAATCAAACTGAAAGAGAGTTGGAAAGGGATTCTCAACTTCTTCGGACTGGAAAAGGACGCGGAAATGGAGATCACCGACGCCGAACTGGAGCGCATCAACAACGAAATGGAGGCGCGGGACAAGAAGATCGCCGACTTGACGGATAATGCCGCCGGGAAAGACGTGGAGATCGCAAACCTCAAACAGTCGGTCACCGACAAGGATACCGAGATTGCGAACCTCAAACAGCAAGTAACAGACAAGCAGTCCGAGATCGACAAACTCAAAGCCGCGCCGACGAAAACCAAAGACCGCGAAGATCCCGATCCTGCAGGTGAATCGCTCAAAGGTAACGCCGCCGCTTACGAAAACGACGTAAAAAACTTCAAATAATTCTGAATCATGGGAAAAGTAATCAAAAATCCTAAAACTTACGAAGGACGTGAGTTGGAGCAAATTTTCTTCCGTCCGCTGCTCACCGGCCCGGATGCGGCCGACCTCGGCGTGAAGATCATGTACAACATGCCGGTTCCCACTACGCTCAATTTCTGGAAACGGGCCGTAGACGTACTGAAAGCGTACAAGAAAGGCTGGGACGGCGGGGCAATCGCCGACAAATTCCAGAAAACGATCAATTTGTCGAAGGTAAAAAGCGAGATGGGTTACTCTGCCTCGGATTACTTCTCGATGATCTACGAGCTGATTACGAACCGCTCGGACGTGAATCTCGACGACCTGTCCGGTACCGAATTGGAAGCTGCCGAAACCGCGCTGTTCAAAGAGGCCATTGCCGAAGCAATCCGCGTGACGATGTGGTGCGGCGACACCTCGCGCGAATCGGGCTTCAACTCCTTCGACGGCTTCCTCAAGCGGATCAAAGCCGACATCGGCACCGGCGAGGACGACGTGAAATCTATCGCGTGTCCGTCGATGGCGACCCCGGACGCTGCCGAAGCGGTGCTGAAAAACCTGTTGGACAATGCGCCCCTCGTGCTCAAACAGTTCAAAGACCAGGGTAACCTCGTTTATCTGGTCACTTCGGACGTTTACCAGAACTACGAGGAATCACTCGACGCCGTGGTGCTGGAATCGGCCTATGCCGCCAAGCAAAACGGACGCCCCGGCCTGAAATACAAAGGCATTCCGTTAGTGGACGTGAAACTGGCCGGGTATCTGCCCACTATGGCCGACATGCCGCAGTCGTTCGCCATCCTGACGGATCGCCGCAACCTGGCAATGGCCGTCAACACGTCCGATTTCCCCGGTACCGAGGTGCGGATGTGGTACAACCCTGATGAGATGGAGAACCGCCAGCGTGCGATCTTCATGGCCGGATGCGACTACCTGCTTCCCGAGCTGATCGTCATCGCGCTGCCCGTGGCCGTCACGGGGGTGACGCTGGACAAAAACACGCTGTCGGTCGCTAAAGACGCTACCGCTACGCTGATCGCTACCGTTTCTCCCGATGATGCAGGCAACAAAACCGTGATCTGGAGCTCTTCGGACGACACCAAAGCGACCGTCGATGCAACGGGTAAGGTCACCGGTGTGGCGGCAGGATCGGCTACCATTACGGTGAAAACGGTGGACGGAGCAAAAACCGCGACCTGTGCCGTAACTATTACTGAATAAACCAACCTCAAACAAAAATTATGTCAATTCTTACAGGTTACACGAAAGTGTGCAAAAAGACTTCGGGCGGTGTGCTGACCATCGGCCTGATCGAAAAGGAAAATTTCAAGGGTGCGACCCTCGATGCCGACAGTGACGCCTATTCGGCGATCACGCTCGCCGCTCAGTCAGCATTCAGCAAGTACGAGTTCCTCGAAGATGAGGCGGAGTTCAAGGAGGACACCAAGCGCGAGAACGGCTCGGTGGTCATCACCAAGTCACTCGTATTCAAGCTGCCGACGATGAACGCCGCCTCGCGCAAAGCCGTGCAGGAGATCATCGACGCTTCGTACTGCGGTCTGGTGGCCGTAGTGATTACCCCCAACGGCGATGCGTTCGTGGTGGGCTATGGCGAGGACGTGAAACTGGAACGTCCGCTGCGTATCTCACAGTCTACCGGCACGACGGGTAAAAAGTTCTCGGATGCCAATGGCGACGAAGTGACGCTGACCTGCGACCACACCGAGAAATCGCGCATTTACTCGGGTGACACGGACGCGCTGTTCACCGCAGCGCCGGGAGCGTAAATCTTCCCATCCATCATGTTGCATGAAAGGGAAGTCCCTGCGGCTTCCCTTTCTTTAAAAACCGAAACTATGGCAAAGAAATACAGCATCAAACCCGGCTATGAAAACGCCGAAATCGTGGCGTCAAAGCCTCCGCACCACAGGACGGACGGGGCGCGTTTCATCCTGTCCCGCTGCACGCAGAAGGATTTGAAATACCTGCACGATGTAGTGTTATTCGAGGGCGTAACCGTTTCGAGCGATGAGAAAGCAAAAACAGACGAACAAGACCGTTAAAGCCTTCGTGACCGAAAACCGGGTCGATCCGTTCGTTTCGATAGGTTCGACGATGGCCGCCACGGGTAACTGCTGGAGGTGGGGAACCGACAATATGTTTCCCTATGCCCTTGCCATCCTTGCACGGCGTTCGACGGCGCACCGGCGGATCATCAATGACAAAGCGGATTATATCTCCGGCAAAGGGTTTTCCTTCGATGAGAACCGGTTTGATCTGGAAATGATCGTGGAGGCGGCCAACGGGACAGGCGAAACGCTGCGGCAGGTGCTCAACAAGCTGGCATTCGACAAAGCCCTGTTCGGGAATGCTTTTCTTGAAATCGTAACCAACCGCAAATGCTCGTTCGTCTCATTCTACCATCAGGATGCGACCAAATGCCGCCTGTCGAAAGACAAATCACACATTATCCTCTGCCACAACTGGCGGGAATACACACCGATGCAAGCGCCCACCTTGCCGCTTTATCCTCAGTTCGACGAAGCCCCGGACGGTACGCTGCGCTCGATTATCCACTACAAGGATTATGAGCCGATGTTCGAGAACTACGGCGTGCCGCCCTATATCGCCGGGTTAAATGTGTCGGCCATCGCCTACAAGACGGACAAATGGAATATCAGCCGTCTGGACAACTCGTTCCAACTTTCGGGTGTGATGACCCTCGACAGCGATGTGAACAACGAGGAAGAGGCCAAACAGATCGCCGAAGCGGCACAAAATAAGTTTGCGGGGAAACCGGGGCAGGTATTGTTCCTGGTAAAAAACAGCGGAGGCGAGGATGGGTCGAAATTCATTCCGATCACTTCGTCGAACGAGGGAGACTGGCAGGCACTGCATGAGCAGTCTACAACAGATATTGTTGTTGCTCATTCGTGGTTCCGGTCACTGAGCGGATTGGACTGGACGTCGGGATTTAATTCTGACCGTATCCTGCATGAGTATGAAATCGCACTGAATACGGTGATCCTCGGCGAACAGGCCGAACTGATGGAGCCGATCCGGGAAGTATTGGAAAATATGGCCGGAATCGACACCTCATCGCTGCAAATCATCAACCGGCCCCCCATAACCCTGAAACCCTCGTACATGATGGTGTGGGAGGCACGCAAGGCCGACGGGCTGGATTACGACGAGAACGACCCGAAACAACAGGTTTTCCTGGCAAACCTAAAACAGTCGAAAAATGGTACTGATAACGAGTAACGAGGTTATCGACCTGGCATTCTCCAGTGTGGAGCAGATCACGCCGGGGATTATCAAGGAGACGAAAATCGAGGCGGCGCAGGAGCGCTACATCCGTCCCGCGTTCGGCGAAATGTATGACGCGATGATCGAAGGGAGATATCCGGAGTTCGTAAACACTTACCTCAAACCGGCCCTCGCGTATTTTGTCCGGCACGACGTGATCCCGGAGGTATCGACACCGGTAGGCAACACCGGCGCGATGCTTCCTTATGCGAACCATGCGAATGCCGCAACGGACAAACAGCGGGAATTGGCGATGGATAGTGCGCTGAACAGTGCCAATGCTCTTTTGGGCAAAACAATCCGGCATATCGAGGCGCACCGGGAGGATTTCCCGGAGTACAAACCATTGGTAAAATGCCCCTCGATCCGGGGCGGGATGATTCTTTAAGACATGGCAACGGGTAATAATTTCTATCAGGGAGAGACTATAACAGTCGGTTTCGCCGCATACGAGGACAATGCAGACGTACCGGTGGACATCACCGGGTACGACATTACAGCGATCCTGTACAACGCTTCGCGCGGACGTATTCTCACGATGAGTACGAATGAGGGCGGGTATCTGATCGTGAACCGCGTGGGAACCTCGGAACTGACCGTAACCGTTCCCGCTGCTTTTACCAGTAAAATATACCCCGGACTGCTCAAAATCGAAGTGAAACTAACAGAGCGGGAAACCGGGAAGGTAGCAATAGCAATGACCGATGTAATCTATTTGATGGGCTGTAAAATCGGAGGCATCAACCTATGAGGCTTGTGACGACATTCATACAAAATACGGAATCTACCGATCCCGATCTTTCGTACCTGAACCGCGCACGGTTCGTTTTGTCCGTGGCCGACGGACATGGTTCCGACGGTGTGGGTATTCTGGACGCGGTGATTCGTAACCGGCACCTATTCCTGTCGATGACTTCCGGCGCGGAGATCGACGCGGGGAGCGTATTTACGGAGGACGATTTACCGGTAGCTTCGGATTCCCGTCTCGGTATCGCCGCGTTCGACCCGGCCTATTTTTCCATATTGGCCGGGAAAGTGTCGCTACGTGGTGATTTGGATTTCGGGTTGAATGAAACACAGCTTGCCGAATACCTGACCGCCAACAAATACGCGACGCAGGCATGGGTTGCCGCACAAGGATTCATCGGCAGCGACGGGTTGGCTCTGTACGCTACGAAGGAATGGGTGCTCGGACAGAATTTCGCCAAAGCATCGAGCCTGGGCAATTATCTGCTGAAATCCGTCTGGGACGAGGTATTCGAGGTGACTACGGTTAACGGCGTGCAGGTATTGAACGTGAAGTTGGATATTGTGGGCCTCAAAGGTATCAGCGCTTACGGCCTGGGTTCCACCTCCGGCGGCAGTGCATCCGGTTCCCTCGGAGAGTTGGTCAACGTCGGGCAGTGGGCCGACGAGGTACCTACCGCCGACCGGGTGATGGTACAACTGGCCGGGGCTACACATTGGTCTGCAAAGCCGCTCGCCGATCTGGTCGGTCTCGATACTGCGGCCCTTGCACAATACCTGACCGCAAACAGTTACCTCAAGGCAAGCGATATTTCAAGTTATCTGACCTGGGCTAACCTTTCCGGTAAGCCTACGGTTTACCCGACGAGTTGGGCGAATATCGCGGATAAACCGACCGTATATCCTACAACATGGACGAGTGTGACAGGTCGGCCTACGAAACTCTCCGATCTGACCGATGACGTTGTAGCGGGCAACTATCTGCCTAAGCCAACATGGGATGCCGTATTCGAAGTGGTCACGGTGGACGGCACACCGGCGCTGAAAGTCAAGTACGATATTCTCGGGCTCAAAGGAATCACAGCCTATGCGGACGGTTCCCTCTCCGGCGGGTTCTCCGGTGCGTTGGTCGATCTGGTGGACGTGGCAGTGACTAATCTTGCCTCCGGGGACATTCTCAAGTACAACGGGACGCATTTTGTAAACGTACCGGTCTCGTCCATCGCCGGGGCTTCGTCGTGGGATCAGATCACCGGAAAACCGGAGTATTACCCGACCCGGTGGGCGGACGTGTCCGGTGCACCTACATCTCTTCCGGCCTCTGACGTATACCCGTGGGCTAAAGCGGCCTCGAAGCCGACCTATACCGCCGCCGAAGTCGGGGCGCTGGCTTTGAGCGGAGGCACCCTAACCGGTAATGTAATCACTATCGGCTCGTTCATCCTGGCGAATAGCGGTGCATACCCTCAGTTAACTTTTCGCGCAACAGCGGATAATTCAGAGAGGCTGCTTTTTCGGCATGGCAACGATCTGAAATGGAGGTACAATGGCACCAACGACGGAATAATATACCATTCCGGCAACTTCAATCCGGGGAATTACCTGCTACTTTCCGGCGGTACGATGACGGGGGATATCACCTTTGGATCGAATGGCAGGTCTCTAAGGGGTTCCGATGGGGGTAATATTGCCGGTGTGTTATATGATACACCTAATGCAAGATATGTTACGGCTATCGGGACAGGAAGTAGACGTTTGATTTTGGTTTCTCCGGCTTCAATATACAGGGGGGCAGGCGGAGTGGCTGAAAACTACATGATTTACGATTCCGGTAATTTCAATCCCTCGTCCAAGCTGGATAAGTCCGTTTGGGATGAAGCCTTCGAGCTAAAAACGGTAAACGGTGTGCGGGTGATCTCGGCAAAGCTGGACTTTCTCAGCGTTGCAGGCATCAGCGCTTATGCTACCGGCCCATCTTCGGGCGGCGGTGGCGGCGGATTGGATTACGACCTGCTCAAACAGGCCCTGACCGGCGCGATCACCCCGGACGGTTATCCGTTCACGATCTCCGCTTCGTTTCTCGGAGCCATCGACAAAACCTATTTGACAGGCAAACTGGCGAATACTTATGCGGACAAAGTGCACACTCACCTGTGGGCTGATATTACCGACCGGCCTACGTCCCTTCCTGCTAACGGAGGCAATGCCGACACGGTGGACAATTTGCATGCCTCGTCTTTCGCCCAAATCAAAAGTTACAACTTTCCCAGCGGCGGAATAAACAACATTACGGACTTAGATTTCACCGGGAATATACAGGCGCATTTCCCGGGTGCTGAATACTCCTGTATCTGGCAGGGAAAGGATTTTGCGGGTACGATTTTGCAACTCAAGTTACGGGACTATGCCGGAAAGCAATCTATGATGTATCGGGGTAGTCTTACAAAAATATGGAGGACGGTTTGGGATTCCGGCAACTTCAATCCGGACAATAAGTTCGGATTATCCGGTATTATTTCCGACTTGAATAACGCGCCGCTGAATGCGGTCTTTTCAACCAATGGAACTCCAGCCAACGCCCCGCTTGAAAATGCTTATTTCCAAGGGTTCACTTTCGCAATGGATAATAATCCAGACTTTAAGCGCCAATGGGCATTCAAGGATAAAAAAATTTGGTTTCGGAATTTACATGCCGGTTCTTGGTCGGCATGGACCGATGTAATTCCCCTGGATAATTACCTGCCGTTGTCTGGTGGAAGTATCACTGGTGGTCTTGGTGTATCCGGCTATCTGACAGCAGGAGTTTTACGGGTCAAAGCGACTTCGTATCCGCAGATATCTTTCGTGAACACGACGACAAACAGGGATTCGCTATTGTTTGTCAATGGCAGCGGGTTGTATTGGCGTCCAACTGCCGGTACCGCGACAGATTATCAGGTTTACCATTCGGGCAACTTCAATCCTGACAGCAAACTGGGGGTTTCGTCCGTGGCCGTCGAAGCTAAAAAGATGTCGTACCAGGGCCTTATGACGGCGATCTCCGGCACGACAACCTTCCCCGCCGGACTCTACCTTTACGGCGTGTACAACAATGGCTATCCTGTAACTTACGGTAATCTACTGCGGGTTGGAGGAAGCGGATTGGGCGAAATGTTGTTTGGCTGGGCAGGGGATGCCTCGGTCGGCGGGTTGTATTACCGTTCGAAACGGGATGTTGCGGCAACGGCATGGAGCAACTGGTGTAAGTTATGGACTTCGGCAAACTCCAACCTCTCGACCATTGACTGGTCGGCCAATAATCTTAATGCCGCAGCTAATTTGGATGTCGCAGGGCAGGCGTATGTGAGCGGATGGCTCCGGTCGAGGGGTAATGTCGGCTGGTATAGCCAAGACTACGGCGGAGGCATCCACATGACGGACAGTACGTGGGTGCGCGTATACGGCAGCAAGGGGCTGATGATCGACACCGGCACAAGCCCTATCAATATGGGACAGCTTCAGATTACCTGCTCTGCGGAGGCTTCCATCGGATTCCGATCCGCAAGCAACGGTAATTGGTGCCTGGGCAAGGGAGTGAGTTCGATCGGTTCCGGGTTCGGTCTCTACAACGCCGCAACCAATCGGGTGGCGTTCCAGATCGCCAGCGCCACGGATAACGCCTCTTTTGTCGGCAGTATCACCGCACCGACCTTTGTGGGCAATCTTTCCGGGTCGGCCAGTTCAGTTAACGGCTACGATATAAATTCATTCACCGGCTACTATAAATACACGATAGACGCTTCCTCGCTCGACCAAAATACCTATTACCCGGTTACGATGTATTTGGGTAACCATCATACGGTCCGTATCTCTGTGCTCGTTGCCTTGGACAGCGGAACCAAACCGGCCTGGAGTTCGCACGCAAGCGGTTATTCAGTCCGCTTTATCGAAGAGGTGAACGGTTCAGGCTGGGGAACATCGGAGGTGTCCCGGAGTATTCTTGCGAACGAATACAGATTTGCAAATGCCAATCCCGTAGGACGTGTCGAACAGATGACGAATAGCTCCACGGAAGTGATCTGGGTGCGCGGAGGCGGAAAATACTTTTTCTACTTATCCATACCCTACATCACTCCGGCACTTCGCACCTCTACATTCACGAATGCCAGTCAAAGCGTATCGCCACGTACCGATACGATGGATTTGCGCATGGCCGCTAACGGTAACGGAATTGCCGTAAGTAAACTGTATGCCCACAACAGTATAGAGATCAACGGTTTTACTATCGACGTATACAACGGCGCGCTGCGCGTGAACGGCAACCTTGTCGCTACGGGCGGCGTAACAGCATATCAATAAAACTATGGCACTACCAAAGAAACCAGATCCCATTATTGACGTACAACGCGCGCTCGGCGAATCCTCGTCGAACATAAAAGTGCTATGTTGTTCGGATAAGGTCAATATGTTTTCCTATTATAAACCTGTCGATTCAGGTTCCTATCACGATCCGGATACCGACTGGCCGGCCAATGTAAAACAGAATTTTGGGATCAATATCCCGGCACTGACCCTACCCGTGGATACATCCTTGAACTGGACGCGGGACAAACCCACCGGCGGACGGCTCAGTCCGTATAACCTTCACGACTTCGGCGGTTACGAGCACACCGCGCGGCCCTGCCTCAGTTCGGGTTGTACGGGAACCGTCAGCGTCAATATGTCCGATACGGGTTATACCTCCCGCACGTTCACCTTCGAGCAGATCCCGGCAAGCAGCAAGACGAATGTTTCGGCGCTGAACATGAAAGGGATTCAATACTATTACTGGGGTTTTGCCCTGCTTACCTCATTGACCGCTACCGAGGGTAAATTAATCACTTGCGACAAGACCATCGGCGAGGGCGGCAATAGTATTACCGTGGACTTCTTCGAAATCGGAGCGGGAACGCATCACAAATACATGCTCTTCGTGCTGAGCAAGAAGAAGTCCACATGGACGAATCAGGACGAATGGAACATCAGCGATCTGGAAGTCGATCCGCTGGTGGTGTACCACAACAGCACGTTCCTAAATCCTGTTCCGCTCAATATCTTCAACTCGATCCTGATTTCGGCCAAGATGGCCGGGATAAACACCGACGGCGCAAAATACACTTTCTATCCGTTCAGCAACTTTACATCCTCTCCGTTGCTGTTCCACGGTACTCAGTATGCGTATGTCAAGGTAACGATCACCAATATCGCAGAACACGAAGTAAGATACACCACGCTGCAAGAAGTAGAGGTAGTATCATTCTGGGGGACGGTCGAAAAAGGGACGCCCCTCGTATTGGATGCCACAACGGGAAACAGAGTTTCGATGATTGTTTTGGCTGCCGGGGAAAGCCGGGACTATGTGCTGGAAATCGAGCAATTCGCATGGCATAACGGGGAATTTCAGTTGGACAATTATCCGACCGGCGTTGTGAACTCATACATCAAACTCGGATTCGGCGAACTGCTCGACCAGACCGGAATCTTCCAGATACAGGCAAGGAACATCTAATTTGTTATCAACCAATAAAAATCTTTCAATTATGTCAACAGTAAATGCAATTATCAACGAGAACAAGATCACCGCACAAACGATTCAGCGGCTTATCAAGGCAAGCGTAGGTTCGGCCGAAGTTTCGGCGGAGGTAACGATGACCAATGCCGTGGTCGCTTCCTACACGGGCGGCCAGATCACCGAGAACGGAGAAGTCAAAGCGTCGTTCAACCAGTACGCGGACGGCAAGATGCAGATCAGCGCGGATGTGGAGTACTTCTCGCAGGCGCAGGCGATCCTCACTCCGTTCATGCAGAAGATGGACGCCATCGCGCTGACGATGACCGAACAGCCTGAATCAGTAATCGAAGCGTAACTCTAAAAACTCAAAAAGATGAAAAAGATCGAACTTGTAGCACTGACCCAGCTTTTGGGCAAAATCAGTTCCGGCAGCATTTCTCACGATGAGCGCAAAGGGTTGCTCGACACAATGAAGGTTGCCAAATACAACCTCGAAATGCGCGACGAGAAGATGCGTACGGCAATGAAGAAGTACGGAATCGAGATCGACCCGAACACCGGAAAGATTGCCGAAGGTAACGACAAGACGGCTGTCGCTTCATTCCTCGACGATATGAACAAGGTGGACACGTCGGATGTCGAACTCAAGCCGTTTCTTTCGGAGGCCGGGGCCGATGCGCTCTGGGAGGAAAACAAGCTCACCACCTCGGAGCGCATGATGCTCGATGAGCTGGTGAAGCAGCCCGAGCCGGAAGCTCTGGAGAAACCGGCGGCCAAAACGAAAAAGTAACAGGGCGGCAGAACCCGGCGGAATTTCCGCCGGGCTTTCCCGGCCAGTAAAATAACGAATATGGAACATTTGAATTTACAAGCCCTCGCCGATAACCTGAGCCTTTTCGCGTTCATCTACCTGTGCGTGTTCGGCGCAATCGTAATGGATTTGTGGAGCGGGGTGCGCAAAGCCCGCCGCCGACATGAACTGCGCATGAGTAACGGCTACAAACGCACGGTAGACAAGATCGCCCGATACTACAACATGCTGCTGGTGGTCTCGATTATGGACGCGCTGCTGATCGTCTCCCAGGCGCACAGCTTTTGCTCTCTGCCGTGCCTGCCTTACCTGACGATCATCGGGGCGCTGTTCCTTTGCTTCATCGAGCTGAAAAGCATCTTCGAGAAGGCGGAGGACAAGACCAAGTTCGCGGAATCGGCGCTGCTGGCCGGGAAGATCATCGCCAACAAGGACGATCTGAAAAAGCTGGTGGAGGAACTGACGAATAAAAAACAGACGGAGGAACCATGAAATACTTTACCATTCCCGAACTGACCGCCTCGGCCAAGGCCCGGGCGCTCGGGATCGACAATACCCCGCCGCCGGGTGTGAAGATCAAACTTTCGACACTCGTAAACAACCTGCTTGACCCGATCCGCGAAAAGTGGGGCGGCCCGATCACGGTTAACAGCGGTTACCGGTGCCCGGAATTGAATAATCGTGTTGGCGGCGTACCCACCAGCCAGCATATTCGGGGTGAAGCCGCCGATATTACCGTCGGCAGCCAGGCAAAAAACAAAAAGTTATTCGACCTGATCGCAGGCGGAGGCTTCGATTTCGACCAGCTGATCGATGAGACGGGATATAGTTGGATTCACATTTCATACTCGCCGGGCAGGAACCGGCGGCAAATCCTGCACAAAAAATGAAGCGATTGGTACTATTAACCCTCGTTTTGGGCCTTCTGGGCTGTTCGGCCAGCTGTAAGGTGTCATCGTCCATCAAGACGGAGATCACCGATAAAACCGAAGCCAATGTAACGCAGAAGTGGGATAAGGATTCATCTGGGCGGACAGAATCGCACATGACGGAGGATTCATCCGGGACTAAAGACAAAGAGGTGGTCATTGAGAAGTTCGACACGGACAAACCAACCGATCCGGCCACGGGTACCCCGCCGCTGAAAGAGCGCACTACTATTCGGGAGCGCCAGCAAACGCAGCAGCAAACGCAGGCCACAACCAAGACCGGAACCCATGTACACGAATCGGATTCCATCGCCGACCGGTCAAAGTACAATTTAGAATTGCAAAATCAGGTATCAGACATTGTAAAAACGAAAAGGGCTGTGCCGTGGTGGGTATGGGTGGTCGGTGGGGGATGTATTTTGATAGTTGGCTGGATCGTTAAAAGGAGGTTTAGGTTGTAAAAAGCCTGTTACTAAAAAACAAGCTATAAAATGTGGCAAGATTTTTGTTTTGAGCGGGCGCAATCAATATCCTATACCAATAAATATAGAATTACTATTAAGGCCTTTTGTCTTTAAGCCACTCGTACGGGTGGCTTATTTTTTTTGACTGCACGAGGACACAAATGTATAATTTTACATTAATTTTCAGCAAGATAAGCTATAATTTTGCGGTTGGCTTCATCTACTTTCTTTTGGTCAAAGTCAATATAAATATCGGTCACGGTGTTCCCTCCATGCCCGAGAGCTGCTGCAATCGTTTCTTTGGGTATGTCCAGTTCGGAGGCAATGGTAGCCCAGGTATGGCGAGCCCAGTAGGTTGATATCTTCGGGAAAATAGGCGTGATAGTTTTTTTCCCTCTCTTCCCTATTTCAACTTTACCTAATTTCTTTAACGATTTATTCATTCGCAAAGTAAAATCCCTGTAATTTGATCTGTTATCAAAGAATGATAATAGGTGTTCAGTTCCCCGATACTTGTTAATTATGGCTTGAGCTTCAGGTAATACCTCCACACTATACAACCGCCCCGTTTTTGATCGCCTATACTCTATCCTGCCATTAACAATCTCTGTCAAACCTGCAAGATCAATCGTATTAATCCCTCTAAGATAAAACAGCAACATAAAAACGTCCCGGTATTTTTCCAAATACAAATCGCAGGGATAGTCTCTCAAAACAACGAGTTCTTTTGCGGTAAGAGATCGTTTCACCGTAGCCTGTTTGGGTATTTTAAATTTCCGAAATGGATATAGATTCATAGGGATCAAATCTCTATCGATAGCGTCATTAAAAATTGCTCGGATATTACGAAGATATATCCCCCGGGTATTCGGAGAAAGATTTTGATTTTTGCCACTTAAAAATGCGTCAAAGTCTTTCATCCAAGATACATTCATCTGCTCAAACGTAAGCGAATCAATATCCGAGAATGCGGCTACTTTATTGTACATCCTCACAAACGTCCCGAGTGTATTTTGTTTCGCCATATTGGACGTATACGCCTCATACCTATCCTTAAATAAAATCGGTTTGGCCTCCCCTATGGTAGCTATGTCATTATTTTCGATTATCTCTTTGAGCTCTTTATCCGTAATCTTATTCAATTTTCCCAAAGCGGCCAGTTGATATAAGATAGTCCGGGCTTGCGATAAACGCTGATTAATGTATGCGACATCTGCTTTGCGGTTGGGCAATAGAACTTCGCCATTATCATGTATTATAGCTCCCCGCTCCCACTCTTCCCGGACAAAATACACTTTCAGATTTATCAAAAAGAATTTTTTATGAGTGACTGCTAATTTGAGTGGGAACGTCCCATTTTGGCGAGGCGAGCGAATGTCAAGATATAATTTTACGGAAGCCATATTTGCAGGGATTTTGCAGGGATTTTGATCTAAATTAGCAAATTTTAATCAAAAACAAGCAAATATTAGGCGCTAATTTGGGCTTACAACAAAGCGCATACAAAGAAAAAACGCTGAACATCCATAGATTTACTATTGATAATCAGCGTTTTAATTTTCGTAGCGAGACCGGGACTTGAACCCGGGACCTCAGGATTATGAATCATGCGCTCTAACCAGCTGAGCTATCTCGCCATCCCTAAAACCGAGTGCAAAAGTAATCATTTTTTCCATCCATGCAAACCTTTACGGCAAGAAAAAAGCGATTTAACCGTAAAATCGGGACTCAACCCGATCTACGTTACATCTCACAAGGAGATGAATTCCCCGGCAAAAAAAGAACCCTGCATCGCCTCAACGATACAGGGTCCCTAA